TGGTACGTTATGGAAACTTGTTCTTGACCGAGAGTGGAACACATCGGAGAAACCGGTCCGCTATGCGGTTGGTCAACCAATGGGTGCTTACTCATCATTTGCGATGTTAGCTTTGACAAATCATGTCTTAGTTCACATTGCTATGAATCGGAACAAAATAAATCCTAAACACCGATATGGTGTGTTAGGGGATGATGTTGCAATCGCTAACAAGAAGGTCTCAAAAACATATAAAAGATTACTTGAATACTTAGGTGTTGAAGTTAATCCGATAAAAGGTTTTGATGGTGGTATTCTTGAGTTTGCAAAGAAACTTTTCACTGTCACACGTATCGATATAAGTCCGCTTGGTGCAAAGAATATTCTCCTAACATTGAGAAATCCGGCTTTCCTATCTTCTGTACTTAAGGAGTTATGAGATAAACATTTTCCACTTGTATTCCGTTTAAAACCTAGAAAAGAAATCCGATTGAGGGCTAAACGTCGTGTAAGAGGTATATCCATACCTTTTATCACCCCGAATAGTCTCATCTCGTTATTTTCTAAACTATGGTCTAACACGGTTTTTAAAGATGGACAACATTTACTCAAATTACCAAAAGGTAAAGTAGGTAGCGTAATGAAATACTCACATGTTGGTGTATTACTTCGCTTAGCATCTTATATTGGTCCGCGTAGTGGTTTATGGTATATTGGACCTGAGGTACGTGGGTATCTTCAAGGATGAGATTACGATCTTTATCAAAAAATTTGATGAGATATTGTCAAGCGCCTAATTTCTAAACGGAAATTATCGACTGTCGGTATCTTCAACCCTAGCTCACCAGCCAATAGGTTTGTGAGGGAGGGGGTGCATTCTAATGTGAAGTTACAATTAGTAAATGCTATCAAATTCCAGAGAGAGAATCGTATACACCTCTTTAGGGTACTACGTAACCAGTGGCTTCTGATGTTAAATCTAACACGGGAAGCCTTCATTATACCGTTAAGCTCACTACCGAAAGTGAGAAATCTTTACTACTACAAGAATAAGATTTTCTACCTAGATAAAGAGATAACAACTCTGATCTATTTTCTATCCCTATTGCTTTCGCCCTCAGTGCTTATTGTAGCTAGAAGTTATTTGTTAAACTTCTGAAAGTTGGTCCCAAAGAGCATCATGGTGTTGTGAGTTCGTTTCTTACGAATTTGCAATTACTGGAACACACATGGCTTCTTAAGCGAGTCATGTCTGGTCGGTGTTGTTCTTATGTTCCTTACTCGCGACGTATGGTTTGTGACACAAATTGTCACACCCATGGTGATCTGGCACTATTTAGTTGTCAGTTCATGAATGAAGTCATTCATTCTACGTTACGTATACTTTTCCAAGATTTGAGGTGCACAGGGGAGAAATGTCATCTTAGATGCCACCTCTCCAGTGTATGACCCCTTGAATCCACTACAAAACCTTTTAGGTATGACCCTTCGTGAGTATAAAACTTATGAAGAGGTCCCTGCCTTTAAGGAGATGATAGCTTTGGTTAAGTATGAAGGTCTTGTAAGAGCTTGGCTTACCGAAAAAGAACGAGTGAAACGCGAAATGGATGCTAAGAGAACCAAAAATCAAGGTGATCAACAAACCAATAGTGAATCCTCGAAATTAGTAAAAGGGTCAACCGCAATCATGAAAATGAAAGGGTCTCCTACTACTAAGGTGTCGAAGAAACGGAATTCTAAAGTCTTAAACAAGAAAACCCGAACTAAAAGTACGGTTTAACTTGTCTTTTCCCTTATCCTTCCTTTTACTATTACCCACCATATCCTGTCTTAAACAAGATAACGAGTGGTA